CGCAGCGTTGTCCTCCCATGCCAGCATACCGCGCGGCGCTGCCGCATAGACGACAGAGCCGAAGCGGTCGGCCCAGCCGCCGATGGGCCGCAGGGATCCGTCACGCCACCGCACAAGGCTGCCCTCCCGCCACCGGCCCTCGCTTTCGAGGTCGGTGCCGTGGTAGCGAAACCCCGGCGGGGGTGAGAGTTGAACTAGGGGCATGTCAGGACTTCCCACCCATTAGAACGGGCTTTCTGAGGCTTTAATCATGGGGAGGGCAGCAACATAAAGATCAGAGCCGCCTATCTCCACATCACTTATTCTAGAAATACCAACGCCTGAGTTGCTGTGCACCCACTCAAATACGTCCCCGCTAGCCACGGCACTGTCAAACGACCTATCTGCCGTTCCACTGCCAGTAAGGTTGCCTGACACGGTAAAGACAGAAGAAATGGTTACGCCGTTCTTTCGAAGGTACATGCTGCTTGTAGAGCTACCAGACCCCCCACCTGTGTACTGAGATGTCTGAGTGGCATAGAACCGGAGAGAGCCTGAGTAAGCCTGACTGACTGTAAACGTGGCACCTACAACTAAGAGACCAGTAGTGCTGGTGGTGCCCGCTACATACCCCAAGCCTAACGCTGCGGAACCTACTCTTACTACAGTGTCTGCCGCCGATACTGTGATCGTCGGCACGTCAGCGGGGGCTGCGAGAGCCTTACCAAGGATGCGAGGCGCGCCCGGTGCGCCGGTGGCAAACGCGTCGAGGTTCGCGGTTACAGATTGACCTAGACGCTCGCCCGACACCTGACCAAACACCGTCGACGTGTCGTCCTCGACCTGTGCCTGCGTCAGCTCAACTGCTGTGGGGATGTTGTCGATCTGCGTCTGGATCGCGCCGGTGACGCCGCTCAAATAATTGATTTCGGCAGTGGTGGCGGTCACGCCGTCCAGCAGGTTCAATTCCGCAGCCGTCGACGTAATGTCCGCCAGCGTGACCGTCACGCCGTCCAGCAAATTCAGTTCAGCCGTCGATGACGTGATGCCGTCCAGCACCGCCAACTCCGCGCTATCCAGAGAACCCAGAAACGTGCCGAGCGCGTCCCAGTTGGCATTCAGCGTCGTGCCCCAAGTGTCCTCGGATCCTCCGACTGTCGGCTTCGTGTAAGTGAATGTCGCCATCTAGTAGCTCCTGATCTTCAGTCGCGGCGTCGTGCCGCTAAATCGCGCTTTGTCGCTGGCAACATTTGCCGCCTCGATTGCCGTGTTGAACAGCCCGCCCCAGAGGCCGACGCGCTCGTCGTCCTTCAGGTACGGTGCCGCCTGCAGCAGCGCGCCATGCAAATAGATGTCCGGGTGATACGTCAGGAGCCAGTTCGTCGCGTTGCTGTCGCTCAGCGCCGCTGGCGTCTTGATGTAGGCGAAATCCACCGAATAGGTGTCGTTTGGTGTCGGGTACACCTCCAGCTGTCCGCCCGTCAGCGCGTAGTATTGCGGCACGCCCGTCGTGTCCGCATTGGCCTCGCGCCGGTCTTGCATCTCGCCCCTGCTGATCAATTCCATCCGCACCGGTCGGGATGACGCCAGAGTGGCCATGGCCACCTCAAGAAAGCCGTCAGGCAGGTCCGTGTATTGCCCGGACACCGACAGCGTCACGCGCTCTTCCATACGCCAGTGGCGTAGCTTTCGCGCAATGTCGGCCTCTGCCAAGCTGACAAACGTCGGGATCACCGCCGTCAGGTCATCGCGCAGCAGCCAGTCGGCAATCGCGGCCTTCAGCTCGGTGTACGTCGCAATGCTCATTTCTTGCCCTTCATGCACCGGCCAGCAGCAGCGCAGCGGCGTGGTGTCGGGCAGCCCACGCAGGGCTTGAATTTAGGTGGCTTCATTTCTTTTTGCCCTTCTTGGCTTTGCTCAGAGCGATGGCGACGGCCTGCGTCTTTGGCTTACCGGCCTGCATCTCGCGCCGAATATTAGCAGAGATGACCTTTTTTGACGAACCCTTTTTGAGTGGCATGAGTGCTACCTTCCTTGTGGTGGTATAATAGAGAGTAGACCCAGATTCTTTCGCTGCAGAGGCGTTAAGTTTCTCAGCGTTTCGGCAGCACCTCGTAGGCGATGGGGCTGGTATGCTCCACCACCAGCTCGTGCTGGCCCAGTATCTCCGCGTCCGAGATCTGGCTTTCCGGCTTTTCCTTCAACAGCCGAAAGTACGCCTGACTCAGGAGTTTGTCCTGCCGAGCGGAGAGAGCCGAGGTCTTCTTTGGCCCCAAAACCTTCGAAATCCGGCTCAAAAACTTTTGTTCCTGCGTTTGCTCTGTCTGCATCTGTCCCTCTCCACTTCATTAGAACCACGTCGGGGAAGCCCTTGCTTTCATCCCAACCTTCTGACCGCCATTGACGGATGAGGTCGTCAAAGGCGTCCTGCCCACGATCCTCAATATAAAACTCTTTGCTAAAGGGTATGCGAGTCACCTCGTCAAACCCATAGTTTTTGTAGGTTGACGGCAGAAAACCTTGCGGGAACCTTTCGCTCGGAACGGCAAAGGCGTCGAGAACTGTCACGCCTTCCTCAATGGCTTTACCTAAGATTGCCGGAGACGCGACGCCCTTCGCCCCCATCTCGTTGCTTACGACGGCAGACAACCCGACCTCATCTTGAGATAGGCCCGGAACGGGATCACCGTTGTTCATCCAAGAATAGTCTGGGGATTGCTTTAATCCAAAAAAGACATCCGCGTCGCCCAACTGAAATACTTCAAAGTCCCCAGCCTTCGCGCCCCGAGTGACGTCCGCCGCCGTATACGGCTCGAGCGACGGTAGAGAGGGGTTACGCAATAGCGCCCGCTCAAAATTAACGGGCGAGATGCCCCCCTTCGTCTTCGGGGTGGCGGAGCTGCGCCACTGGTTGGCGATAGCGTCCTGAATCAGTTTTGCCTGCTGAGGCTGCTCAAAGCCGTAATTCTGCATTGCTTCATTTAGGTTTCTAGCGCCTTCCGGCGTAATAGTTTGGACGGGCAACGCCCTGCCAAAGGAGTATGACATGCGCGCCTCATCAAGTCCGCCGGACTTGTTAACCATTGTGGGCCTTGCGCTATACTCCGCCTCAAAATCTGGATAAACCAGCCCGCGCGCCGCCGGGTTCTCAAACCTACCCACAACGCGACCGCCAAGCCCGGTATCATACGACATGTGCTCTGGCAGGCCCTCCTCTGCCAAGTCCAAGAGCCCCCGCTGTTTGTCCAGCTCAAGGAGCAACAGAGTATCTCCGAGGTTACTACCGGCAAACTCTGGTTGAATAGTTGCGTCCAGCACCTTCTGCATGCTGGGCCCGCCAATAGCCTGAGATGCTGGGGACGTCATCAGCTTGGAAATCGCTTCACGCTGTGGGAATGTCGCATTCCGCATAAACTCATTAAAGTCGGGGCTTTCGAACCCAACAAAATTACTTAAACGCTGCAGCTCTGGGTCAGTGGTGGTGCGCCCGAAGCCCCTTACAAGATCGCTGAGCTGCGTGACGCTCTGCTCTGGGAGCCTGCCGGAATTAATATACGCCTCTAGGGTGCCCATGTACGCGTCAGCGACGGATGCGTTGGATTGGTGTGCCTTTGGTGACATGGCCGTCACGGTCACAAAGTCACTATCTTTACCTAGCTTCGCGGATCCCTTTGAGGCGCTATCTACAAGCCACGCAATATCAGCGTCGGAATAAGCCTGTTGCGTAGGAAAAAGCGGCCCGCCAAGGAGGGGAGTGTTGCGGGTAGTGCCAGCGGCATCAATGCCTTTGTAGAACTCCCCTGACCTCGTCAAATCCGCCGGTGTTGGGCTGAGTTTAGCCCCGATCAGATCGCGCGGGTCCAGTACAGGGATGTCCGCATAGGGTGTAGCTGGCCCAGCCGTTGCTCCCCCCTTTGGCTTCGCGCCGCCCGAAGATAGGACGTTGGCGACGCGCCCAGACATTGCGCCCGGTGCCTTAATTGGTGTGATGTACCCAAAAATGTCCTGCGGGCGCTGCATCGCTCCGCCCTCAAACATCAAATTTCGAAGGTCGCCGCCGACGCCTTGCACCACAGCGGCCAGAAGGCCAATCGGGTCGGTGCGCGCCTGAGCGCCCAAGGCCTCGCCCGGCGTGACGCGGTCGTCCTCAAACCCGATGATGTTGTCGAGCAAATTGTAAACCTGCGACCGGTTCGCCAGCGCCGCCTTCCGGTCTGGGTTGTCAAAGCGGGGCCGCTTGATGAAGTCTAAAATTCCGACCATCAGTATTGCTCCTCTTGCGGCAGCATAGTGGACAGCAGCCCAAGGCCACCAACGCCAGCGCTCAGGTTGCGAAGGTGCCGAAACTCAGGGTCAAAGCGGGCAAAGCGGGAGCGCATGCCGCGCGTGTCCTGACGCATCGTCACATTTGATGGGTCTGACGCTAACCGTTGGAACTCACGCATAATCTCCATGCCCTCGTCAGTGCGGGGGCGTGGAGCGTGAATGCTTCGGTCCATGATGTTAGTGAACTCTATTCCGGGATAGTCAAATGACGCGCCGCGTGAAAGCTGGTTTGTGCTTAAAACCCCTCCGACGTCCGCAGGCTCCATAGAGAGATCGCGCGCCGTAACAACTCTGTCGCCAAGTGTAACAGGCGCATCAACCGATATGTCGCTCCACACGTTTCCGCCCACATCAATGCGCGGCGCGCTTGATGGCAGCGGCGTATTTA